TTCCCATTTCTCTTGACTATTGTTCCAAGTTAAAACTTGTCCATTGCTTGGATCTTCTAACTGAACATCATCTAAATCTCCTAAATCACTGGCTCCGCCTCCGCTAATGTCACTAGTAGCATCGCTGTCTTCTGGATCTTCTGCTTCGTTTTCTTCGCCTGGATTAACGACTTTTGTAGCAACAAACTTGCCGTTAACGTTGGTAAGTTTAATGTTGTCTAAGTAGATACTGCCGCCTGCGGTATAAACATGTCGCCATTGCTTTGCCGGACTACCTAGATCGTAAGTATTATCGGTTCTAGGAACTATATTAGTGTGAACATCTGATAAATCAATGACATAGTCTAATGATGCCCAGGTGTTTGTTCCGTTACCTATTTTTAATTTACCAGTATCTGTTTCAAATCCCGGCTCACCAGCGGCAAGTACAACACTTCCGTTTAAGGTCCAATTTGCTGCCGTATCTCTTCTTAATTTTATTTGCGTTGCCATGTCTTATAGTCCTTAGAATGTTGTTGTAGCAGTGCCACCGTCGATAGTAACCCAACTTAAGGTAGTTCCATTAGTTGAAAGTATCTTGCCACTGTTTCCACTTAATGTTGGTATTTGAATATCATCTCCAGTGCGAGCGTATAACTCGGTAAAGTTTTGATTGATTTTATCAAAAGCAGTGCGTAAGGGATCGCCGCTTTTGTCATTTGGTGTTCCACCAATATTTATATTTAACTTAGCCATTATACTCTCCCGATAGCTACTTGGATGACGCCAGCTTCGCCGTTGTCTTTATCTTCTAATGCCTTACCAATAATGCTACCTAGTTTAGGATCGTTTGCCTTAACAGCATATCCAGCAGTAGCACTGGTTGTTAGCATATCGCCTTTCTTAACTCTTCCAATTACTTTAACTGGAACACGACCTGCCAGTGCGATACAAACCTTAATACCAGTTTGTTCACCATTCATTACGTAAGCTGGATTAGTTGTTACTACACCTGCTGAACGTGTATCGTTCATTTGAGTAGTTGTTGTAACTTCTTTCTCTCCACCAAACACTAAAACAGTTCCGGCCTCGTATGTTTGGTCGCCTTCGTAGAATTCAGCCAAGTCGGCGTAGGTAGCAGTTAATGTACTACCAGCAGCCAATCCCCAAGTACCAGTAATAGTACCTGTAGTTCCTGTAGCACCCGTAGTCAACGTTCTCGATTTTAATGTTCCACCAAGTACATCTAAGTTACCTGTACTAACTGTTACATTACCTGCGCTAACTGCAATGCTACCTGAAGTAAACGTTAAGTTACTAGAACCGGCCATAGTCCAGTTACCAGTTAAATTACCAGCTGTACTTTCACCGCCTGCTGTGATACTAATTGCTGTAATAGTTCCTAACGTAGCATCAAGCGCACTGCCACTACCTAATGCCCAAGCACCAGTAATAGTTCCCGTTGTTGCTGGAGCACCTGTAGTTAAACTACGTGATTTTAGTGTACCCGTAGATAGATCCAGCGTACCTGTTTGTGTGGCAACAGTACTACTACCGTCAGCACCTTTAACTGTCAAGTACTGATAACCACCCGGCGTATAATATTCTACACTTAGCTGTGCTGGAGTTGTATCTATAATTTTATAGCTATCAACTTTAAGTTGTTTCATGTCAACTTCACCTGCACTGCCTGTTCTAACCAAACTACTATTTCCACCGGTAGTTGTAATAGCCAAGAAGTTATAAGTGTTGTTTGTAGTGTTGCTACCATCGTAGGCAACAGTCATAGCGCCGGTACCTACAAAACTAGCATTCTTAACTCCATCGCCTGCTGTAACAACAGCACCGGGCGTAAGCTCACTTGGTATTGCTGCAGTGCCACCTAAGTTACCTAAAATACTATTAGCACCAAGGTATTGTATTTTGTTTAATGTAACACCATTTGAACTGCTTGAGCTGTTAACTAAACTGATCCAACCACTAGCTGCAGTAAATTGTGTGTTATTGAAACTTGCCAGTCCTAAGTCTGCTTGTGTAATACTAGTAGCATTCGGACGAGTACTTGCCGCTGTCATTGCCAATTTACTTTGAGCAATAGCCGCTGTTTCACTAACCATGCTGTTAACTACAACATTAGATTGTAATACAGTTGATAAGCCTCCGGATCTTACAGTAGTTGTAGTTAATACAAATGTAGTTGTACCAGTACCGTATGTACCTGGATCACTTGGATAGCTCAACTGAACAGTTCCTGTTGAACCAGAAGTTACAGTATAAACACCATTATACAATGCATTACTGTTTCCAGCAACAACATATTTCTGTCCATTAACTGGAGCAACTAGCACACTAATATTAAATGTTATCAAGTATGGTCCACTGCCAGTTTTGCCATTAAAGCCTGTACTTGTAATAGTAGGATTAGCAGTATATGTTCCTGGATCAGTTGGATACTGTAAGGTTAAGCTAGTAGTTGTACTAGATGCAGCAATCCATGTACCATTGAAACCACTATTACTATCGCCTGCGATAGTATATGTAATTCCTGTAGTGGGAGCAGTTTGCGTTGGAATACCGTAGGTTACTAAAAATGGTCCAGTTCCAGACTTAGTTGCGCCGGTTACTTGTATTGTAGAACCTGGAGTTGTATAAGTTACTCTAACATGCCCTGTTGCGTTAACAACATTAATCCATTTACCAGCAGTGCTGTCATAGATAAATTGATCTCCATTAGCAGGTGTTGTTACTGCAACATCCAATAGTTCAGTTAATTGATTCTGCGCCGCCGCAACTGTATCTACATACAACTTGGTAGCGGCATCGCCGTTAGCAACCGGGTAAGCTAGGTTACCAAGTTTGTAGTTGGCCATGTTAAGGTCGCCTTTCATGCCCAACGCACCGTTCAATGGTAAGAAGCCTGAACCAATTAAGTCTGCTTGTACAACCGGCCCGCCACCGTAGTCGATACCTAGACGTTTGTCAATATAGCTACGAATAGCACTTTGTACAGGAACAATGTCCGGAGCATTTTCTGTCATGCCGGAGTCTGTTGAGAACTGACTGACAACAACACCTCGCTTAAATCCTAGTCCATCCAAGTTACTCAACGCAATACTTGAACTGAATGTAACAGTTCCAGTACCCTGGTCAACTGTAAAGAATCGGCCTACCCGGAAGATACCGTTTTGGTCAGTGGTTACATAGAATACACGACCCACACCTTCTTCATACACTTCTTGCGTTTGGTTAGCAGAGATAGCAGGGTTACCATAAATCTGATATGGATAGTTAGTAGTTGAATAACCACCGGTACCGATATCTAATAAGTCATGTCCTGTTACACGAGTTGTTGAAATACGTGTAGTAATCTGTGCGCCACCGCCGGCTGCTCTACCAATTCTTAACGTATTAGCACTAGTAGTGCTAAATGGTTTATTAATACCTAAACTATTGCTAGTAGCATTTGTAACTTCTTTAGTTACAGAAGTTGTAGTAGCAACGCTCCAAGTTCCTGGATCGTAGGCATATTGTAATGTTACACTGGTTGTTGAGCTAGCACCAACACGATATAAACCGTTGTATAGGTCATTGGTGTTACCACTAACTTTATAATAGGTACCCACTGTTGGAGCAGTTGTTGTGCTGAATCCTAGTAACACGGCATAGCTTGCGGTGATAGTTGTTCCAGCGCCAACAGTTTGACTTATACTAACTGTCCAAGTAGATCCTGAACCTGCTGTAATGTATGTTCCTGAAGTAATGCCAGTTCCACTAATAGCTTGTCCTATCGCAATAGTACCGCTTGTTAAACTAGCCACAGTCAATGTTGTTGTGCTAATACTACCAAAGAATACCGCTGGTCCTGTCTTGCTAGTAAAGCTAGTAATTGTAACAGGAGTTCCTGCTCCAAATACACCAGGATCATTATCGTAACCAACGGTAATCTGGTTTATATTAACACCTGCGCTAGCAGTTGTTGATACTGTAGCACTTGCTGAAAGTACAGGAGTAAGAACTGCGTTACCTGAAAGCACGTTAATTGTTGGAGTACTAGTGTATCCGTAACCTGGACTAACAATGGTAACAGTAGCAATACTACCATTACTAATAGTACAGCTGACAATAGCAGGACTTACAGCGCCACCGCCTACGACACTTAGTTGTGGAGTAACACTATATCCGCTACCTGCGTCTGTGATAACAACACTTGATAATATAGCTACAATAGTTGAGCTAACACTTGCTCCAGAAGGAATCCAGCAAGCAGGAGAAACTGTGAATTTATCTACAGCGTCAATGCTACTAATAATTGTACCAGCAGGAACATACGCTCCGGGGCTACTTGTTGCCACCACCATGCCCACACTCAATGCGCTTGTACTAGGAACAGTAATTTGTGTAGTGCTTACTCTATTAATAACTGGCTTGTAACCATTATACAATGGGTTAGTATTATCTTTAATGTAGTAATAGTTGTCAACAATTGGTAATGCGCTTGGAGTCCATGCTACATCAAACACTACTGATTTTATTCCACTTGCTGGCACAGTTTTGCTGACATAAGTCATAGCAGGAATCGCTGTGCCATCACCCATGATGTTCGACACGGAGTTAGGATCGATATTTAACCAACCGTTACGTGTCACACCAAATGTAATAGTTCCGCTAGGTGTAGTATCAGGAGGAGCACTAATTACAACTGTGCTGTTAGGTATTCCTGCTGTAAAGCTAATAACATATTGTCCGCTGGTAAATCCAGTACCTGTTATGATTACTCCTGGTAAAATTGTACCAGCAACAGTTGAAATTGTTAGTGTAGTAGTTCCAGCTCCACTTACATACACACCCGTGGCAATAAAGGTTGGCGATGTATAATTTGTAATTCTATGTACACGGCCTTGCCAAGCAGTTAGGTAAGTTCCTTTGTTAATTTGGTCAACAGTAGTTTGTGTACTAACTTGTAATACAGCAATCTTATTGTCGCCGACTTGACTACCTTGTGTTTTTTGACTTACTAGACCTTCACCACTTACAAATCCAACAGCACCAGTTGTTACGTTAGCGTACTGTACTTGTGTAGCACTACAGGAAGTTACAACATACTGGCCGTTGTATCCTATCGGAGTAACATCTTGGATTGTAATTGTTTGTCCAACCGTATACGGAGCACTACCTTGACTAGCATATGTAATAGTAGCAGTACTGCCAGAACCGCTAACGCCTGTGATAGCAAGAGCAGTATCTCTATCAACTTGTCCAATCTTAGCAGGATCAGTAGTAAACTTGTAGAATAAGAATGATTGGTCAGTTGATAGAATAGCCACGTTAGCCGGCAGCGGCTCACCCGATGCTTCAACTAAGTTATAAGCAATAACACGATAGATACTGGCCAAGTCGTCGTTATATTGTACCGCAGTACTTGGACGAGTTGGATTTACGTTATCAATACCATTGAATTTAATATTTTGTAAATTACGAATTGTAACCTGTTGACCATCATATAGCGCAGTTACTAAACCAACGCTACTGGTACCGCCGTTACCAGCTGTACTCAAATTAAGTTGTAGTACGTTTTGTCCATTAATTGTAACTGGCGTATGTGCTACGCTGTTTACTTCGTAACGTGTGATGCCTAAACCAGCAACGCTGTGGTCTATTTCAATTTCACTAATATTATATGGAAGATAATCGTAACCTGTAATAAACACGCTTAGTGACTGTTTAGTTACAGTTGGAGTCATTTCTCCTGCAAACGAACCTTGTTTGTAAACACGAGCTACCTGCATCATGTTATTAGCAAGTGTAACAGCATCTGGCTTTTCAGTTACGTCATACCCTGTAGCACGAAGCGCATATACACCGTAGCTGTTTGATCCAGCAACAGAGCGAATCTGTCCGCCGTCGGCGGCCCAATAGTGAGTATAACAGTAGTATGAGAATGTTGAAACTTGTTCTGTTACACCACCGTTCTTGGCAACAATAGCATAGCCCAGGTCATTAATCATGGCAAAGTCGTTTGCCAACATGGATTTGTTACCACCCATCTCAATGTTGATGTTCAATCCACCACCGTTGTTCAAGTAGGTAATTACACTAGATTGTATTGTCGACTTGGCACCGATAATAGTTGAACGTGCTGATAACAATGTAGCATTTAATCCAGTAATAGTCGGAGTTGTTCTTGTATTAGTTGGAGCAACGTTATCTAATCCGTCTGCTACATAGTCTACAATAAAGTCGCCCAACGTTCCAAGTTTAGTATATGCAGCATCGGTGTTAAGAATGATGTAACCCGCAGTAATAGTTTGGCTTGATAAGTTACCGGCAGATTTAGTAACGGTTGTGTTTAAGGCAATCTGTTGTGTAATAATCGTAAATCTGCCATATGCCGCCGCGTTGACAGCTTCTTCTCCAGGAATTTGACTGCCGCCGGTTTCACCGTCTACACTGCGTCCGTAGTAAGATAACATGGCATCGAATGTCATGCTGTTACCGCCGTACATGATATCGTAACAGATACTATCAACTAGGTAACCAACATCACGTGCGCACTTCACTGAACTGTAATTAGGAATATTACGAACAATGAATGACGCTGCAATCCACGATGTTATTTCGTTCTGAATAAATGTTCTATTAGCTTGTAAATTATTCTTCAATTTAACAGCTTGAGCATCAGTACTAGCGTAGCCAACCGTTGGGAATGTAACAGCTGGAGCCGCTCCAACACCCTGATCGATAATAGTATTGATTGTGGCCATTCTAGAAGTTATAGTAGCAATAGCTCCGGCATCGCCGATAGTTCCAATTGCTAAATCTCTAGCTTTGTTAAGACCTGCTAGCGTCTGTACTTTCTGAGCACCAACTACAACAACTGCGTCAGCACGAAGGTAACTAGTACCAGCACGTACAGTTTGGAAATTAGTACCTAATACCAAGTCGTAAGTAATAGCATCTAAAATTAAACCAACATCTCGACTACAAGTTGCGTTGTTATATTGTCCCTGTGGATAGTAAGGAGTATTTGTATCCATGGTAAGCACAACTGTAGCAGTATTGCTATTGTAACTTACAATGTCGTTAATCTGGAAGCGACCTCCCTGTACATAGAACGCACAGGGTGGTAACGGAGCACGTACATCTAAACCGCTATTTGGGTAACCTGTAACAGTAACAGTTAGCCCGTTATCAGCAACGTTTGTAATAGCACCTTTTAGACGTCCAGCAAATCCGTCAACAAACTGTCCACCAGCAAAACGCTTATAGTTATTTGATTGAGAGAAGCTAGAACAAACCTGTCCGTACGGTGATTTAGTTTTAACCTGACCTGTTGGGTCAAGTACCATGGCAAATCCGCCATGGCCTTGTAGTGTTACGTTGTTAACACGAACAGCATCATTACATAAGAATACGTCGATATCTCTGTTGTTCTTTGGAGCACTGGCAATATCTAGCGGGTCTGTTAGATAAAAGCGTCCGTAGTTAACTGGGTCGTATAAGTGCCAGGCACCTTGCGCTTTAGTTCCACTGGCATTAAACGGATAGATAACACTTAGGTTGGCAGTATTACCTGACACACTATCAATAACAGCCTGTCCACGCTTTGGTCTCGCGCCCGGATTATCATCCATTAATACTTTACCAATCCAACTACTTGGAACTTGTCCTGAAGCTAGAGTAAATGTAATCTTGTTAGTAGTTCCACTTAATGATATACTTCCGGCTGTGGCAGCATAATCTGTATTAAAGTCAACAATACCTACTAGCATGGCATCGATAACAGCATCACGGTAGAAGAATGTCTTACGCCATGGACTTTGTGATATGCGATTCAGCGGACGGATAATTGTTCTACGGAATTCATCGCCCTTGATTGAAACATTGTCTGGAAGTTTAATAGGATAATCTTCAAAATAGATTCCGGACTCGATGAAAATAACAATTTGTAAATCCGGAACTGTTTCACCAAATTCTAATTGCTCGCCTATAGTAAAGAACCCAGGCTTGGTCAATCTATATGTAATGGTGTCAACGTTAGTACTTACACCTGGGGTATAACTTACAACACTAGCATAAGCACTACTTCCAATACCTACTAATACTTTAGCAGGAATAATGTCCACGTTACCTGGACTACCTTGGTCAACATAACCGTTACCACCGTTAGAAACAGTCAATGTATATATACCACTTCCAAAACTCGGAGTCGGCGCGGCACCGTAACCGTATTGTATAATGTTCAACAGAATATCCATGTTGTCGGAGAATCTGTTAATGGCTGCTATACTCGGGCTCTTGCCAGGATTTAAATCTTGAGTAACTAATAATTGGTATCTAGATTTTTGTATTTTTTGTAAAACTTGTAATGCTAGATCTTTAGTAAAAACAATAGCGTCCACGGTTTCAGTATACTGTGTACCAATAGCTATTGCTTTTGCGCTGGCATTTTTATAATAGCTCTTACCAGCATACACCGATTGCCAAGTACCGTCTGTAACTAGGTCAATACTCATGGCATCGATAATTAAACCAACATCTCGACGGCATATAGCTTCGTCGTAATTAAATCCACCTTTGAAAGTAACGTCTATGTAATTAGTTGTAGCATAGGCAATTGATAAAGATTTTGCGTCTACAATTTGTTTAACCGCAATATAACTAGGATCGTATGTTGTTGTATTACTCCAATCTGGATATACTCTAATAAGGCTAGATGGTGTTGGAAACGCCACGGGGTTATCTCTACTAACTTCTCGGAAGGCATTCCAAGAAGCATCGATTCTGCCGCTAGCAACAGCGCCGCCGCTTAGTAAAGCATTAATAACTTGCGGAGTTGCGCTGTAAGTTGTTCCAACAGTAGTATTTTGGCTCACAGAGACTGTTAGTGTTTGAGCATAGACAAACGCTGCAATAGTGGCGGTAGTCTGCCCAGCGCCAAGTTGGTTTGTGGCATTTTGCCAATATTGGTATCCAGCAAATATGCCGGCAATATTGCTGTTGTAAGTGATATCATAACCAACTGCTTCTAATACATATCCGATATCTCTCTTACATGTATCGGAGTCATAAACTAGGCCTGGGTAGTTAACAGCCAACCATCCGGTAGTTTCGTCTTTAATAAACTGAGCATTTAGTTCGATTAATGATCTGGCATGGTTGATGCCGATATCCGTACCACTAGGACTAATGTTAGTTGGAGCAACGCGAGTTACAATTCCATTTTCTAATAAACCTATAATAATCTGGAAAAGGCTAGTGATCTGACTTAAGATTATAGGATCGTTAATTACAGCAAAATTATTATTGATGTAAGTTGTTACACCTGTTTGTAGAGCCGCTTCGCTGGCTAATACAGTAGTTCTAACTCCTTGATATAGTACGCTAGCATCTGCGATAGTAGGATCAACAACAGCTGGAGCATTTGTATAATTATTAATAATTGTAGCAATCGCACCAATATTATTGGTTATAGAGGTGCCAGAAATTATGCCACCTTGCAATGTTTCATTTCGATACTGTTTGACACTCTGTTGATAAACAGTAGTTAACGAACCGTTAGTAATAATAGCCTGTGCCAGCGTGTTGATATAGTTAACGGCAGCGATAGTAGCTGATACTTCCCCTGCAGCAATTTGTCTTTGATTACCGAGCCAATAGCGTAATCCAGCATACACACTTTGACTATTGCCTCCGTACATTAAATCGTAGACTAAACTCCATACAATAAATTTAACATCTCGTTTACAAGTTGTTCTACTATAAGTTACCGATGGATACTCTGCTGTTAAGTAAGCAACAACTTCAGCTTGAATAAATGCCACGTTATTTAATAACAAATCACGAGCACTTGCTTTGCCGTTAGCAGTGGTAGCTAGTTTTGGCAATTCCAATGTAGGAATAACGCCATTACGTATAGCATTTATAATAATGGCAATATTGTCAGTAATAGAAGTAGCCGCATTAACAATAGTGCCGACTCCGTCTATGGCTAATAGGCTAGTTTTTAAATTATTTAAAACATCGGCAATTTGATCTATACTTAAATCAGTACCAGCAGTACTAAATGCTAGACCTACTTGGAAACTTTGATAGTTTGATTGGAAGGATAAATCGTAGCAGATTGCTTGAATAACATTATCGATGTATGTGGCCAGATTGACTTCGTCGTAACTACAGTTTAGTACTTGATCTCGAACAAATTTAATCCCAGCCACTGTTTGAATTAATTGTCCAGATAATACATTACTGGAATTTGCTGAATAGTATAGTGTAGCGGCAGTTGTAGAATTAAATGTACTGCCTAATACCAAGTCATAACTGACAGCATCTAACATTAATTGTACATCGCGCTGGCATTTTGCCTTATCGTAACTAAATGCGTTAACGTACTTGTTATTGATATAGGCAATAGTTTCAGCTTGAAGGAACAATTTGTTTGATTGTAATAAATCAAACGCATCAGTGTAACCCAAATTGGCACTATTACCGCCTGACAATGTATTACTTTGTATTGTACTAAAAAATTGATCAGGACCGATTGCGTAGCTAATTCGCTGACGGTATGGACCCGGCTCTTGACTAGCAAGAGTAATTAATGTATCTGCTTGTAAAGCGGCAGCACCTAACGTTTTGTAAGCATAGTTCCAGTAGCGTCCTTCCTTACCTGCAGGAGTATTTGCTTGTAAATCATCTCCACTATTCGCACTAACATACAAATTAATATTACTCGAGTAAGTACTGTTATCAACGTAGAACTTACTAGCGGCTTGTAAATCATCACCAGACTTTGGAGTGCCATAACCTCGTAACGGGCTAGGGTGATCGTTCAATGTTAGTGGTCCTGTCATTACATCGCCACTACGCAACACAGCTTCTTGACGTTGGATTGCTTCGGTTGCTACATAATTTCCAGTTAGTGTAGGATCGTAATCAGTGTCGGCAATCTGTGGAGTTATTGGATTAGGACGAACTTTAAGTGGATCTACTAAGGTACCGGTTGCGCTCTTTTTAACGTAGTTGGCATCTCCAAACCCTTTAGAAATAGCCAAATCATTAATACTAATACTGAAAGGAGCATGGGTATTATTCCATTGTGTAACTAAGATGTCAGACGGCGTAGGTATCGGGCCGACTGGTTGTAAGTTAATGTTTAACGGATGATTAAGTGTGGGCTCAGATTCGTCTTTAAGTTCGCCTGCTTGACTAATAATCTTCAATTCTGCATTATCAGTAAGGTCAAATCCAATACCTACACCGATTAAGTTACGTGCTGTCAAGTTAATGCCATCGGCACTAGACATGATAACTTGACTTAATCCGTAACTACTTGGAGCATCGCTTAGTTTTGTAAACGGAATAGCACCGTCTATACCAAAAACAGCATAAAGTTCGTTAAAATTTTCGTTTACTTTACGGAATGATTCGCGTATACTATCGCCTGTTCCGTCATTACCTTGTACGCCAATATCTATATCTTGTTTTGCCATTTTTTAAACTCCGAAGCTTGAACCGCAACCACATGTACTTGTTGCGTTAGGGTTGTTAATTACAAAAGAAGAACCGGATAGTTCCTCTTTATAATCTATTTCTGCGCCTGTTAGATACTGCATACTCATGCTATCTACAAGCACTTTAAATTCGTCTAGAGGAAATTCAAAGTCGTCTTCATTGATTTCTTCGTCAAATGTAAATCCATAGCTAAAGCCACTACAGCCCCCACCTTGTATAAAAGTACGTAAAGCTAGTTTTGGATTGTTCTCTTCAAGGAGTAAGTCCTTGATTTTTTCTTTTGCGGATACTGAAATTGTAATCACATTTGCCCCTTGATATCATATTTAGCAAAACAATTTTATAATCTTAATGTAAATACATGATATGTATTTAGGCCAAGAATTTAATCAAACAGCACACTATCGTACTAGTAAGTATGGAAAAACCCATGCTTACCTTCGTAAGAAGTGTGTGTTAATATTTCGTTGCGATTGTTGTCAGGGTATTTTTAAACGTGATAAGGGTAACATGGACCCAAAGCGATTAAACAACAATTATTACCATGTCTGTGGAGATTGTGATGCTAAGAAGTTTGCCCAAAGTAAAGGAGTAGAATCTCGTAAAGTTTGGGATATGCCTGCTAGTAGTCTGAAGACGTTGGGCCAGCTTTGACATCAGTATAAATAAGCCATAAGGAGATAAACACTATGTTTAAAGCTATTAAAGAGTTCTTCACAGGTAAGCCTGCTGAAGTAGTTGCGG